AAGTGCAAACACTACTACTCTCTTGTTAGCGAACAGGGTTTGACTATCAATGTCAACCCAGTCCTTTCCTCTCCTATACTTAAAAGTTACGTCAGGTACTTGCGTCATTTTTAGAAGGTTCAAAAGTTTCACGGGACATGTTTTTGATCACGATGAAGGCGTCCTTATTATACTTGCGAGTACCTTTGACAGGTGCCCACTTAGTACCAGCGCCATCAATCTCATAGACAGAGGTTCCACCGACCTGAATTTCAAGTTTCTCGGTGTGAACATCCCATCCAAGATCAGACATTGTAGACCAAAGCTGCTCTTGTGTAAACTGCATAATTAAATTCCGAATGCGCCAAAGAAGAACAAACTACCAGTGGTGGCATAAGACACCACGGCAGCAATAAAACCAAGCATAGCAGTGCGACCGTTGAGTTTTTCTGCCCTCTCTGCATATGTTTCATAACCGTAGCGTTCTGCTTCGGTCCTGTCGATATACATCTGAGGTTCGCGGGCGAACATATTGTTCTGTCCGTGCTCGTTAGTAGTTACTGTCATGATTGTTAAGAAATGCAACACTGTACTATTATATAGACAATGTTAACTTTTGTCAAGAGAACGTAATTACGTCCTGTCCAGCGGTGGAGATAGAGATGTTGTCCACGGGTCCAGCAGCAGCGTTACCATAAAACTCACTGCCGAGAGCACCGAAGTCCAGAGCACCAGTGTTGGAGGTGTTGAAGACGCTCTGAGCGCCCCCTGGGATACGCTCTGTGATAGTTTGGAGACCTTGATAGTGACGCCAGACTTCGCTCAGATCATTCCTGTCGAAGGTAGGGTCATCGATTGCTGCTTTGAGAGCGTCGCGGAGTGCGACAACAGCAGCGTCAAAAGTAGGACGTGTCATGAATCAGTATCGTTATGTGGTTTAGAAACACGGTCTCGAACATAGCAGGGAACACCTGCTGGGTCAAGCCATTTTGTATACTCAAAGTCCTCCATGGCAGTGTCCAGTTGCATGGCATTGTCACAGAGGTACATGTCCTTATACTTGTTAGTATAGGAGTCGATTTTTTGGATGCGATAGTCAGGCGTACCGTTGTCTAGGATGCCTGCTTCGACGTAACGATAGGGGAATCGTTCTAGGAGAACAATGGGTTTCATGTATCGGTGGGATAACCTAGGCATATGATAGCAGGTTAAAGGAAATGATACCACCCCGTTGCGATTAGTTTATCTGATGTGTCTGATTTGCGACCCCTATGGTGGAAGGTCCAGTCGGCAGGCCAGATTACAGTTCTTCCTTTCTTGGCGGGAACGTAGAGATCCTGGTGGAACCACTCGGTTCCTCCGTCAGGTACAGTATTTAGATAGGTCATCCAAACCATGTGCCTGTATGTGTTGGATCGAGAACTAGACTGACGTTCACAATGCCAGAGGTGGTAACCACCACCAGGTTTATAGTATTGGAGGTTGAAGAACTCCTCCATCTTCCAGACGTTTGTCTTTGCACAAAGAGGGAAGCGATCCACGTAATTAGACATCACACGGTTCACCTCCCCAGTGAAGTCACGAACCCTGGGATCAGTGATACCTATGAAGACAGGATTGTCTAAGGAATCTTTGATCTCAGGGTTTACCATTCCGCCACCATTGTCGTCAATGGTTTCCCCTGGCCACTTCTCAAATATAGTTTGAGTATGATAGAAATCAACGATGCCGTCAACTACCCCTTCATCAATGTCTTCCATGTAGATGAAATCTGTTCTGGGATGTGCTAATCGACCATCGTATAGTATTGGCTCAGGGTTTAACTTCATTATGCAAGAACGTTGTCTGCGACTAGGTGATCAATAAGGTAGGCGTAATCTTCTTCTAAATCTATTCCCCAGAATCGAACTCCTTTACTTTCGTAAAACCGAAAGACTCTGTTGAATAAACCTGGGTACTCTTCCAGGGATACATCCCCGTTAGCAGCGTCCCGAAGAATTTGCAGACTGTCTGCAAACTTAGATTGGATCGTCATGATCGCCTCCTATTCTACTGTGGTCGGTCAAGTGACCGAGTGGGAGATACTGGGATCGAACCAGTGACTTATTCCTTGTAAGGGAACCACTCTACCGCTGAGTTAATCTCCCGAACGAGACAGGTAGGAATCGAACCTACGACCGACTGCTTAGAAGGCAGTTGCTCTATCCGCTGAGCTACTGTCCCAAGAGAGTTAACGCCAGGCGGGACCTTGAATCCAACCGACGAGAGAATTTCTAATGCCCTGTTCTACGTGGGCAACTTTATGTATATCATCTGAGTGAAAGAAAATCATTTGACCTGGTGTCATTGGAACTGGTTGACTAATCAGATGGAAGTCTCCACCTGTAAAGTCATCGTTTAGCAAGAGAGTGAACGAGATCTTACGGATCTTGTTAGTGGGTCTCTTGTTCCAATGCCATTCTGATTCATCTTGATGCCAGTCATAGTTGTTTCCTTTCTTGTACTGGGTTAATTGTAGTGGTTCTACGAAATCTATATCGAAGTTCCATCCTGCTGCTTCGTTTACTCTTGAAGCATAAGACAGCACTATATCATAGAGCGCCTGGTTTTCTACGAATGATACTTCGCAGTCACGGACGTTCTCGATAGTGGTTCTGTCATAGTTCTGGTATGGTGCAAGGAGTCTTTTGATCTGATCATACTCATCGTCGTTCAGGTCAACAGTTACATAGCGATCACGATAGTTCATAGATTGAGTTGATCTTATCATTTACAACGCGGGCAGCATCCTCTGCACCCTGTTCCATGTGGTCATGGAGTTCATCAATCAGGACTTCAAGCAGAGAGAAGTCATCTGAATCAAGATAGTCATCCATGAGGTTGGTCGTCCAGAACTCTACTAATATATAGCAGCGTCAGTCCCCTGTCAAGGGGTTTTGTTGAATTTGTATGCGGGGTACGATCTTGTGGGGAACCATCTCCTTACCCATGATGTTGAACGAGATGATAGTGCGAGACTTATCGGTGAAGTTAGGTTCCTGCATGTGGGGTAGGTAGGACGGGAAGAACACCACATCACCTTCCTGTACCTCAGGAATATAATCCACAACCTCACCATTGATGTAGTTGTGGAAGGGTGCGAAGAACGTGGTCGCCTTGTGTACCTTTGGATCAAAGTCCACGTAGAGCACAGCAGTGATACCCACTGGACCGTGGTTGTGTACGCCATGGAACTTACCATTCTTTGTGGTCTGGTGCCACATGGCAACGATGTTCCTAATGTCTAGGGGATAGTCAATCTGCATCTCATCCAGGATAGGTTCGAGAGCATCCAGAACTGTCCAGTAATACTTTGGCATTGCCTTTGCCATCACCAGGTCGTGATAGTCTGTATCCATCTCGTGGATATTGACACGTCCGCCAGTGATGTGTGCCTGAGGACTATTCTCATTGCACTGTTCCATGATGAGAGGTTTCCATTTGTCCCAGTCAGGAACACGGAAAGATTCAATCGGGATTGTGAACATGTTTAATAAACCATTCAGCATCAACAACTGCAAGGGGTTTCTTACCGTTCTTCTTCATGAAGAGTATCGGTGTGTGCTCCCCTGCATTAGCACACGCTTGATCGTATGCATCGTAGACATTTAATTTCTCTACGTTCTTACACTCTATACTAAATGGGAACTTCTGTCTAGCATCTCTTGCCATGATTAGATCTTCACCACCAGCACCCATCGATCTAGACTCAATGTCCTCTCGATGGATGCCTCGGTGTTCAATCAACATATCACGAACCCATTGTTGGAACCTACGTCCCTTTGCTTTTGCACTCTGTGGTTTCAATCAGCGTACCCATCATCGTCATCATCATATCTATAACCGAAACGATTAGACTCTGTGGGTGGTTTGTACGCATCTACATCTTCTTTGATTGCATCTTCAAGACTCTGCGCTAGCAGTTTCAGGTTGTGGGCAATCGCTTTCACTTTTTGATAGTTCATTCTGTTTGTTAAATCCAAAAGGTCCTACTTTTTCTTTGATCCTTTCCTTCATTACGGCACCAGTCATTGCTTCCATTACTTTCAGCACGTCTTCTGCCTTAGTCGGTCCAGGTCCAAGACGTTCTACCACGAAGTTATACTTCGCGAAGAACTCATCTGCTACATTCTTGTAGTCTTCAACTGTAATCGGTTCACTCATCGACATGTTGTGCCTCCATAACTTGTGCCCAGTCTTTATCAAATTGTGCCAACCCTTCTCTGGTGAGTACATGATCGTACATCTTCCAGAATACTTTGGGAGGTAGTGTCACTACGTTAGCACCATACAAGAGAGAACGAGATACATGATGAACATCTCTAAGAGATGCAGCAAGGATCTGTGTCTCCGCTCTATGCACCTGGTACACACCAGAGATAGCACGAATAAGTTCTACACCACTGACACTATTGTCATTCATCCTACCTACAAAAGGAGACACATAGGTTGCACCTGCCTTTGCAGCAAGGATTGCCTGAGCAGCAGAGAAGACTAGCGTGACATTGGTAGAAATGTCATCGTCGGACAAGTTCTTACATGCTTTGAGTCCTTGAACTGTACATGGGACTTTGATAGTAATGTTAGGAGCGATCTGGATGTAGTCATCCGCCATCTCCAACATGTCTTCCCATGTTTCACCAGAGACTTCTGCTGACACCGATGCAGTCCATGGAAACAATTCTGTAATCTCTGCAAGAACATCCATTGGATCCCTGCCTGAGCGTAGCATCAACGTAGGGTTGGTAGTGACACCATCAATCAGACCTGTGTCTACTGCCTCACGGATTTCATCAACATCGCTACTGTCGAGAAAGATTTTCATTGGTTGTACCTCGGGGGTCATAGTATATAGAGTACAAAAAAGAGGACCGTTAAGGTCCCCTGTTATTAAATTGTCACTTCGTAATTCTCCAACTGTGAGTTCCTCTTGGTTTTAGGTTAACCCACTTCGCATAATGTACTCCACGATAGGTCAGAAAGGCAAACGTCTTGTCTGGATCGTGTTTGTCAGGGTCGTACGTCGGAAGATCATATTCAAGATTGAACTTGATCCTCACGTACTCACCCCCCAATCTTATAAAGGAGAATAATCTCTCCGTAGATGAGAGATAGTACCGCTACGATAGCAACAGAAATCTCTGCTACTACCATGGTCATGCCTCCACAACTTTCTTCTCCACTTTGATCCCACGATACATGAGATTAAAGCGGTTGGTTGCTGTTGCTTCTGCCAGTACCTTTGCTTTGTACTGCTCAGCGTCATACTTGACGCCGCGATAAGTGATCTGTGTCATTGGTTTACTCCTGAATGAATGGATTTTGCACCTTAACCCTTTCGGGGATCCGTGTTCCGTTCCTTCAATCGTGTGCGTCCCAGTCGCAGTCAGGCGTTGCTTCTTGAACTACTTCAATCAGTTCTACCTTGACCGCTGATTCCATATGTTCATTTGTATTGATACGATCAATGATATCGATAGCACCAGTACAAGTTATGTTGGAATAGAGTAGCAACTCAAACATGGGATGAACGCTCCGTTCCGCGATCTACTTGCGTCCTAGATTAACATACCGTCACATTGACCTTCTACTTTGGTCTTGAAATAATTGATAAGACTGTACTTCGATCGTTGATCGATGTCGTCTCTCAACATAGTTTCAATTCTTAATTGTAGAAACCTTTCACAACTCATATGCCACCCATAGGGTGACGGATCATGATGGGCAAGGGTCAATGCCAGCAGTGTGCTGATCATCGGATGAACGATGGTATTAGTATACCATGTATTATTTATAACGTCAACGCATCCTATCTCTCTTCCTCAGTCCGATCCCTGGTTTCCTCAGGTCTGCCTTCACTCTCTTCAAAAATTTCAAGTGGTCCCTGATACCATTGATCGGGTCCAGGCCAGTTATATTTGAGGGAGATGTTGTCGAGTCCTTCCACCTCGGACGGTTCCTCTGTGTATGTTGGTTCCATAGTTTCTTTTTCATCCCATGCTTCGTGTAACTCTTCTATTTGGTTATCAACGTTTGACATGGTTTGAATTACCTTTCCATCCCAGTACCACTTCTCTACCCAAGAGAATAGTGCTGCGAGAATTGTATTGAAGGGTGGTTTCTGCTTAGCAATCCACCCTTTGATCTTCTGTAATTGTGTACGCTCACCACCCCAGTGGTGCTCGAACTCAAAGTGAAAATCCTGCGAACGTTTCTGCTCCGACATCTTGTTTGATACCTCCAACAACGTACGATTCAATCTCAGTTTCCTGAGGAGCATTCTGCTGACCCTTACTATTTAACCAGTGTTCTGTCCAAGGTAAGGGATTGTTCTTTGCTGGGATGTCATATAAAGGAGCAAGACCGATCGCTTTCATGCGTCGGTTAGCAATCCATTCCACGTATTGTGACAGCAGACGTTCGTTGAGTCCGATCATACTGCCTTGTGAGAAGAGGAAGTTTGCCCATTCCTTCTCCTCGTTAACTGCCAGAGCAAACATCTGTCTAACAGTTTCTTTCTCTTCCTCATGAATCTCCTGCATCACAGGGTCATCACCTTTCTTCCACTTGTATAGAATCTTCTGGGTCAATGCCAGATGCTGTGACTCATCACGGGCGATGAGGGAAATGATCTTTGCGGACCCTTCCATGAGTTTGAGCTCGCCAAAAGCAAAAGAGCAA